GCAGATACTGAACAATAACGCCGGTGCGTTTGGTGTCATCTTTGCCGGTATTACTACGGCTATTACCTGGTACTACAAGCGTAAGGATGATCGTCGCCGTCTGGAGTTGTTGGAGCTTCAAATAAAAGCAGGCCAGGCCTGTCAGTCTGATGAGTAAGCTGTATCTGGCTCTGGCGCTTGCAGGGCTGCTCGGTGGTTTGATCTGGGCGCTGATGACCATAGGCCAGCTGAAGGCCGAGGCCCGTCAGTCCGAGAAAGCCATCACCCATCTGAACCAGACCATCCGAGAGGAGCGCGCACGCTATGAGCAGACTGACCGCATGCTGGCAGAAACGGCAAAGCGCCGAGCAATCGCGTCTCGCAGAGCTGGCGAGCTGGCTGATCAGCTGCGTGCTCTGGCTGGTACAGACCCCTGTGTTGATACTCGCATTGGCCTTGATACTGCTGAGCGGTTGCGCCAATACAGAACCAGCCCCCCGTTATCTGAGGGAGCCGGTGCCGCAGACGTGGACTGATACGTTCACACCACCCGCCCTGAACGGCACGTACGGCGACTACATGGCGCAGTGTGAGCTGATCATCCAGCAGTGCAATGCCGACCGGGAAAGCGTCAGGCGGTGGTCTGATGAGGCTGAGGACGTAAGCGACGGGGCCCCTGGCAACCCCTAAATACCGGGGAGCAGGCGCAACCACGCGGTTTTCGGCATTTTTTCGGGTTTCCTTGGTCGTCAGCAGCACCTGCTTGCAGGCCGCGTCATTGCTGAAAAGAGAGGTGTTGAAGGTGTTGATTTAACTGGGTGCTTTGATGTGGCTGAGATCAGCAGGATTGATGAAGCGTATTGCTGGAACCTGACGCGCCTTGCTGATGCATTTGGTATGCATCGAGACACCGTACGGAAGAAGATCAATGCCGCTGGCGTTCAGCATGCAGGTACGAAAAGTGGGGCAAAGGTCTACGCAATCAAGGACGTTGCTCCAGCGTTGTTTTCTACTCCAGCGCTCGAGGGTGGTTGTGGCGGATACGATTCGCCTGACTCCATGCCGCCAAGTGATCGCAAGGACTGGTTCGACTCCGAGCTGAAGCGGTTGAAGGTTGGCCAGGAAGAAAAGCGCCTTGTTCCTGATGATGAGGTTGCTCGGGAAATGAGCTTCCTTATCAAGTCAGTAGTGAACCCTCTTGATGGTCTGACCGACACACTTGAGCGCAAGGCAGACCTATCACCCAAACAGGCAGCGGTTGTCCAGAGCGAAATTGACGCCATACGAGAGCAGATGTATCTGGCGGCACTACAGCACAGTGATGAAGACGAGGAAGAGTAAGCGATGGGGTATGCCAGTGCCGCTGCGATCCGTCGTGATATTGCAGGGCTGTTGAAACCTCCCCGCAGAATCCCCGTCAGCCAGGCTGTTGAAGAGTGCATGCGAGTGCAGGGTGCAAGTGGTTCATGGATTCCATGGGATCGCACCGCTACGCCGTACATGGTCGAGCCGCTGGATGTGCTCAACAGCCGAGAGTTTGATGCCGAGATATTTGTGGGCCCGGCTCGAACCGGTAAAACACAGGCCCTTGTCGATGGCTGGATTGCATACGACGTTAAGTATGATCCGTCCGATTTTCTGCTGGTGCAGATCAGTCGAGAGAAAGCAGCGGAGTTCTCCAAGAAGCGTATCGACAGGATGTTCACGCACTCGCCTGAACTGCATGAGTGCTTGAGCCCGCGTTTCCATGACAACAACATCCACGACAAGATATTCAGGGCAGGCAACTACCTAAAGCTTGGATGGCCGGCTAAGACGATTCTGGCGTCATCTGATTATCGTCGTGTTGCCCTGACTGACTACGACCGGATTCCGACCAACATCGATGGTGAAGGCGAAGGTTTTGGGTTGGCGCGAAAGCGTACTCAGGTATACATGAGCCGAGGCATGACCTTGGCAGAATCGTCGCCTGGGTTCGAGATAACGGACTTTGATTGGAAGCCAGATCCGGCATATCCGCACGCAGCCCCGCCAACAAAAGGCATACTCAGTCTATACAACCTTGGTGATCGCCGCGTGTTGTACTGGCAGTGCCCTGAGTGCCAGATGTATTTTCCAGCACGGTTTGAATACCTGCGCTGGCCTGAAAAGGAAACTGACATCCTTGCAGCATCAGAGCAAGTGACTTGCATTTGCCCTATGTGTGGTGAATCTGAGATTCCACCCAGCTGCAAAGACGACATGATCCAGACCGGTCGATGGCCGAAAGAAGGCCAGACGGTTGATCGGCACGGTGAGTACCAGGGAGAAGGGCGAAGAAGTCGAGTCGCGTCATTCTGGATGGAAGGTCCAGCCGCTGCTTTTCAGTCGTGGCCACAGCTCGTCTACAACTATTTGGCTGCGCTGCAGGACTTCGAGAAAACCGGTAATCAGGAAAAGCTCAAAACCACAGTCAATGTGGACCAGGGCCGACCCCATCTGCACCGCAAAGCCGAGAATGCTCGCAGCCATGAAGCGCTGCAGGAGCGCACCGAGAAGCTGGGCGAGCGCGTGGTTCCGCATGGCGTCCGCTCGCTGTTCGCATCAGTGGACGTTCAGGGCGGCAAGAAACGCCGGTTTGTAGTGCAGGTTATCGGCTATGGTGAGCACGGTGAACGCTGGCTGATCGACCGCTTCAGCCTGCGCAAATCCGAGCGGAAAGACGAAAACGGCGAGCTGCGCCGGATCGATCCGGGCGGCTACCTGGAAGACTGGAACCTGCTGGTCACGCATGTGATCACCCGAAAATACCCGCTTGGCGATGAGTCAGGCAGGGAAATGCCGGTGCTGCTGACCGCGCTGGACTCCGGTGGTGAAGATGGTGTGACCGAGAACAGCTACCAGTTCTACCGCGCACTGCGCCGGCAGAGCCTGCATCACAAGGTCATGCTGGTTAAGGGCGGCAGCACCAAGAACGCCCCGAGAATGCGAGAAACCTTCCCCGACAGCTCAGGCCGCAAGGATCGCCACGCATCAAGTCGCGGCGATATCCCGCTCTACCTGCTGAACACCAACCTGATCAAGGACACGATCAGCAACGCGATGGAGCGCACCGAGCCGGGGCCGAACTTCTGCCACTGGCCGGACTGGCTGGGCGAATGGTTCTTCGAGGAGCTGACCTACGAGCAGCGTAGTCCTGATGGGAAGTGGATCAAACCCGGTAAGGGCAACAACGAGGCGTTCGACTTGATGTGCTACGCCGATGCCGCTGCCACCAAGAAGGGCTACGACAAGATCAACTGGGACGCGCCGCCGCCTTGGGCACGCGACTGGGACAGCAACACCGAAATTCAGGCTGACGGCATCCGATCAGCCACCCGCAAATCCAACGCGACACCGCCTGCAGAACGCAAGCGGCGCAGAACCAGAGGCAGGATAGGTTGATGGCCTACACCACAGACGACTTGATCAGCATCCGCGAAGCGATCGCCACCGGTGAAAAGTCCGTCACCTTTGCCGATGGCAAGTCCGTTACCTACCGCTCGCTGGCCGAGCTGGTGCAGGCCGAGCAGATCATCAGCAAATACCTGGAAGCTGCTGCCGGTCGCCGGCCGCGCCGGGCCTTCCGAATGAACGTGAGCAAGGGGGTATGACGTGAGTAAGCCCCGCGTCCGCATCAAGAACGGCATGCCGGTACAGACCCGCGCCCAAGCCTACGAAGGTGCCACACATAGCCGCCGTGCCTCCGGTTGGACCGCACCGGCCACCGGCCCGAACCGTGCGCTTACCCCGGCGCTCAATACGCTACGCAATCGTAGCCGTCAGGCGTACCGCAACAACGCATGGATCCGCCAGGCGATTGATCGCAACGTCTCCAACGAGATCGGCACCGGCATCGTGCCGATGTTCGAGAGCTCCGACACTGCGTTCAACGAGCGACTGGAACAGTTGTGGTTACCCTGGACCGGCCAGAGCTGCGCCGATGGTAGTCTGGATTTCTACGGCCAGCTGGCGCAGGCAGTCCGCTGCCGCCGCACCGCGGGTGAGGTATTCATTCGCGTTCGGTATCGCCCGTTCGCCTGGGGCCTGACCGTGCCGATCCAGCTGCAGGTTATCGAGCCAGACCACGTACCGCTAACGCTGAATGAGACACTGCCGAACGGCAACAAGATCATCGCCGGAAAGGAGTACACCGCCCGGGGCAGACTCGCCGCTGTGTGGATGTATCCCGAGCACCCTCAAGACAACAGCACCGCCACGCTGAATCAGCTGATCCGCGTTCCGGCTGACCAGATAATTCACCACTACTTGCCGTTGCGACCGGGGCAGGTGAGGGGCGAGCCGGATATCGTACCGGCCCTGCTGCGGGCCTACACCTACGACAGCTACGAAGACAGCGAACTCAAGCGCAAAGAGACCCGCGCCCCGTTCACTGGCTTCCTGCAGAAAGAGTACCAGAACGACAACGACTGGCAGTTCGACCCGATCACAGGCGAGCCGTTGAATGATGATGCAGGCGTGCCCGAGATCAACGCCGAGCCCGGTACGATCATCAGCGGTGCAATTGGCGAGAAGCTGACCCTGTTCGATGGCGACAGCACCGGCAGCGGATACAAGGACTTTCAGAAGCAACAGTTGCTGGCCATCGCAGCTGGCGCCAAGAGTCTTTACCAGCTGATGACCGGCGACTGGGATGGCGTCAACGACCGCATCTACCGCGCAATGATTCAGGAATACCGGCGTGAAATCGAGATGGCGCAGGATCACCTGGTCGTCCACCAAATCTGCGAGCGTGTGGCGTTCTGGTTCACCGACCAGTGTGTTGCCACCCGGCTGGTCAGCGCAGCCGGTTACGCCGACCGATACGACGACTACAACAAGCGCGACTGGCGCACACACCGTTGGCCGCATATCCACCCGACTCAAGACGTAAGCGCAACCGTGACCGAGATCGAGAACGACCTTGAATCACTGGATGCCGCTGTTGCCAAGCGAGGCTATCGAGCCAGCGAAGTGCAGCGCAAGAACGTCGAAGCACGCAAACGAAAACGCGACCTGGAACAGCAAGCAGGTCTCCAACCTGAAGAGGAATAACCATGTCATGGTTTAAAGCACAGGCCACCGGAGACCGGACGGCCAAGGTCATCATTGACCGCGCAATCGGCTCCGACTGGGCGCCGGACTGGATTCAAGACTGGACCGGCGAACAACCGGCCCGCGATTTTATCGACGCCATCGAAGCCCTGGGCGAGCTGGACACCATTGATCTGGAGCTGAACAGCCCCGGTGGTGACGTAGCCAGCGGCATCCGCATCATGAACTACCTGCGCAACCACAAGGCCGAAGTGCACATCACCGTGACCGGTATGGCCGCCAGTATCGCCACCGTCATTATGATGGCCGGCGACACCCGCACCATGGGGATCGGCGCCACGCTGATGGTCCACAACCCGGCAGGCTGGATGGCCGGCTACTACACCAAGTCCGAGATGGAAGAGATGGCCTCCGGCATGGCGCGCATTGAAGCCGCGATCATTGAGGCCTATGTGGTCGGCACCGGCAAAGACGCCGACGAGATCAAGCAGCTGCTGGACAAGGGTGACACCTACCTAACCGCAGAAGAAGCAATTGAGTGGGGTATGGCCACGGCCAAGCACGACAGCCTGAAAGCCGTCGCCTGCGCCGACCCTATGATTATGAAACAGCAGATCCAGTCTGAGGGCAGATACCGCGCAATGGAAGCGCGAGCCCTGCAGGCGGAAGGCAGATTCAAGGAGGTTGAAGCGCTGCGGAAGGATGATATCGAGCAAGCCAACAGCTACAAGGCCGAACTCGACACGCTTCAAGCATCGCATGAACAGGTGCTGTCAGAACTCGACGCCTTCAAGAACCCTGTTGCCGCCACTGCCGATGACATTATCACCCGCTGCGCAGAAGCAGGTTTTGAAGCACTCGCCGTTCCGATGGCCCAAGCCAAGCTGCCGATGGCTGCCGTTGAGCAGCGCCTGAAGCTTGCCGCCGAAATCAAGGACGTGGCCAAGGCCTCCGGCATCGAGCCTGACGCACTGATGGCGCACCTGGACAACCCGATTCAGATGCTCGGGGTTGCTGTGGCCGAGGCGAAAGCCCTGGTTGATCAGGATCTCGACAATCACACCACGCCCGGTACGGGCACAACCGCAAAACAGCCTGACGCTCGGAAGGCTTACGCACAACTCAATAACCAGAGAGGTTAAACACCATGGCAATTACCGAAGCCACCCGTGCCGGTGAATTTCTGCTGTCAGAAGCAAACGGCACTCGTTCCCGCGAACCCATCACCCTGACTGGCGGCGCATTCCCTGCCGGCCAGGTACTGGGCAAGATCACCGCAAGCGGCAAATACACCGTCTACGATCCTGCAGTGGATCCGGCTGATGGTTCCGAAACCGCTGCCGCCATCCTGTACGAAGCAGTCGACGCATCCACTGCAGACGCTACCGGCGTTGGTGTTGTGCGCGACGCTGAAGTGAAGGGCGTACTTCTGACCGACAACGACGCCGAAGGCACTGCTGCACTGGCAGCGCTGGGCATCATCGTTCGATAACCCAAACCGCTTAACGACAAAGCCGCCACAGGGCGGTTTTTTTGTACCCAATTCAAGAGGATACAACTATGCCATCTTTGGATATTTTCAACGACGATGCGTTCAGCCTGCAGAGCCTGACTGCATCCATCGCCGAACAGCCGCACGTTCCGGGCCGCATGGGCCAGCTGGGCATGTTTCAGAACGAAGGCATCACCACCACCAGCCTGAGCATCGAGAAAGACGGTGCCACTCTGGGTCTGGTGGCGGCTGCCGATCGTGGCGCGCCGGGTCAGGTGGTCGTGGGCGACAAGCGCACCATGATCCCGTTCAACACCCTGCACCTGCCGCAGCAGGGCACCATCATGGCGGACGAGATCCAGAACGTGCGCGCCTTCGGCTCCGAGACTGAAGTCGAATCCATGCAGAACGTGGTGAATCGCCATCTGGCTAAACACCGCCGCCAGATCGACGCCACTCTGGAGCACCTGATGATCGGTGCGGCCAAGGGCCAGCTGCTGGACTCCGATGGTTCCACCGTGCTGGTCAACCTGCTGACTCAGTTCGGCATCAGCCAGACCACGCACAGCCTTGTGCTGGGTACCGATACCACCAAGGTGCGCGAGAAGGTGCTGGCGCTGCTGGACATCATCGAGGACAAGCTGGGCGGCGTGAGCTTTACCGGCGTGCGCGTTCTCTGTGGCCGCAACTACTTCAAGAACCTGATCGGCCACAAAGCGGTCATCCCGGCATGGGAGCGCTGGAACAACGGCGAAATGCTGCGTAACGACCCGCGCGGCGGCTTCGAGTTCGGCGGTGCTGTATTCGAGCAGTACCGTGGCCAGGTGGGCGGCAACAAGTTCATCGGTGACGATGAGGCCTACGCCATCCCGGAAGGCGTTGCTGATCTCTTCATTGGACGCTTTGCGCCGGCCAACTATGCGGAGACCGTCAACACCAACGGCCTGCCGTACTATTCCAAGATGGAGCCGCTGTTCATGAACAAGGGCATGGCGCTGGAATCCCAGTCCAACCCGATCTTCCTCTGCACCCGTCCTGGCGCAGTCGTGAAGCTGACCGGCTGATCTCTGCATACCCAAGCGCCTTACCCGGGCGCTTCAGTATGCGGAGGTAACCACCATGTCCATCGACAAAACCATGAAACGAGCAGCCCGGCGCAACCTTGTGCGCTGCGGTGAACCCTGCGATCTGGAGAAGTACGGTGTTTCAGAACTCACTGAGAATGTGCTGGTACACATCATGCGTGATATCCAGCTGGTATCCGCGGGCGACACTGACACTGCTGAAAGGCGCACAGAGGCAGAGATGCTTATTGATGACGTGGGCGACCTCAAAAAACGAGACCTGATCCACACCGAGACAACCGTCTGGCGTGTGGAGTCCAAGGTGGCGAATGACGGCTACACCGTGCGGGTGGTCGTGAGTGAGGATCTATGAGCACCCAGCAGGTCACACTGAACGAAGCCGACATGAAGCGCGTGCGTGACGTGTTGTATGGGTACCGCAATGGCGCTGAAAAGGCGGTGATGCGAGCGGTCAACTACGGCGCACGGCAGGGCCAGAAGCATGTGGTCGATGGCATCTATGCCAAGGCCGCACTGAAGAAGGCCAAGATCCGCGAATACACGAGCTTCCGTCTTGCCAGTCTGGGTACCAATGGCCGCGCCTACGCCAGTCTGTCACTCAAGGGGCGGCCACTCAGCCTGCTGGATTACGGTGCTAAACCGGTCGGCAAGCAGGGTGTAAGCTTCCGGATCTGGCGCGACGGCAAGCGTGAGAAGTACGAGCACGCGTTTATCGCATCGCTGATGAGAGCGCGTTACTCCGGCGTGTTTGAGGTGAATATCGATTCGCCTAAATACAAAAAAGGCGAGCTCGTGCCCTGGCGCCGCAAAGAAGGCCCGGGCATCCCGACCATCTACCAGCAGACACCGGGTCTGGCTGAGAAGGCCAACGAACTGGCAATGGAAGCCATGATGAAAGAACTCGACCGACAGGTCGGTCTGATTGATCGGGGGCTGTTGTGATTATCCGTGAACAGATCGTGCAGGCCGTCATTGATCGGCTTCGCCCACTGACAACCGTCCCGGTGCTGCGCCGCGAGCAGTACGAAGATGAGTTCGAGTTCGTGTGCGTGTGGGACCAGACGCAGGAGACCAGCCGTGACGAGTACGGCCGCCTGACCCACACCATGGACCTGACGGTGGAATTCATCCGGAAAGATACAAAAGGGTATGACTCGCCCGGTGCCGCGGTATCCGCCATGTATGGCGATCTGGTGCGAACGCTGTTCAATGACCCATTGAACGGCCAGCCAGAGCCGACTTTTGGTGGTCTTGCCGAGAGCATGACCGAAAGCAGCATGATCCCGCTGACGCCCGAAGCTGGCTTGCGGATCGTGGGCCTGTCGCTGCAGGTCGAGATTACCTACCACACCAAGCCCGGCGACCCGTTCAGCCAGTAACACCTATTCCCTGACACCCATTTCAGAGCAGTCCATCCGGCCTGTTCCGCGCCTTCGTGCGCACGATTTTCCAAAACCGCGCAACCGCGCACATCAACGACATGAGGTAACAACATGGCAAACGCAGATAATGCGCTGCTGCGCATGGAAACCGGCCAGCAGTCCTACCCGATGGGCGAGCTGCTCGACACCGGTGACTCCAAAACCTTTGAAGGACTGGCCGCGCCTTGGTCTGGCCGCGCTGGCTTTGAGCCGGACGTAAAGCCTGACGGCGTGATCAATGGCGGCGCTATCACCCCGGGGGCAGCGGTCGATACCGTTGCGGTTGAGGCGGTGCTCTGTAACCTGGGCGGTACTGAAACGACAGTGGCCGGTAACACAGCCGTTGCCCTGACCCGTGCCAGCACTGACACGCACATCATCAACTCCGTCACCATCAGTGCTGGCGGTGCCATTGTTGTGATTGCTGGTTCCGAAGGCACCAGTTTCAGTGAAACCCGCGGCGGCAACGGTGGCCCGCCGTATATTCCGGTTGGCTCCATTGAAGTGGGTCAGGTGCGCCTGAATGCTCAGGCATCCGCGCTGGTGAACGCTAACCAGATCTTCCAGGTGGTAGGCCTGCACCAGGAGCGTTATGACACGCCGTTGTTTGAGGTCGACAGCTACAAAGGCGCTGTTGTGTTTGCTGGTGCGCTGTCGGCGATCCACACCGGTGATGAGCCGAAAGGCGTGTATGCCAGCTACGCAACACCGATCCTGCAGGACATCGAACCGACCCGCGACAACGTGGTGCCGGAAGAGGCGTTTTCGGTTTCGTCCGAATCCTACTATGGCCGATCCATTGGTTCCGTGTCCCGCTCACTTGGTCAGGGCTCTTTCACCTACGCCATGAATGACGGTATCACCGACATCTTGGCGAAACTTGAGGGCCAGAACCTGTGGTTCGAGTTTTTGCCCAACCGCTACCGCACCGGCGTCAAGCTTGTGTATCAGGGCATTCTGGGCGTGAGCCGCAGCTGGCCGGCATCCGGCGCGATGACCATGGCGTGTACCGTTTCCTCATCCGAGAAGGCGAAACCTGTAGGAGCGTAACCCCATGAGCTTTGACCTGAACGCTTTTCGTCAGGCGAAGTGTGAGCGCAGACAGGAGAAGGTCAGCCTTCCCAGTCTCGCTCAATTCTTTGCTGATGGAGAAGAGCCAGAATTTACACTGCAGATGCTTACAAGCGAGGAACTACATAGATCTGATAACTCAATTCAAGCAGCACCTGCAGTAATGGAGTTTCTGAAGCGAATCTCCAGTAGTAACGATAAAGATAAGGCTGAAATGGCTGCAGAGGCGCTTGGCATTATTGCAGATGATGATGTGCCTGCGACTCTAAAAAAACAGCTTGAAATTGTTCGCTTTGGCGTGGCAAATCCTCAGCTGGATTTGCAGGACGCAGTAAAAATTGCAGCTTTCTACCCCGTCACATTCCGTCACATTTGGAGATCTATTGCCGCTCTAACCGATCAAGAGGCAGTCGTTGCCATGGTAAAGCGGCATCCCTCTGGCAAAGGCAAGACGTCAGAGACGCCCTGACTCTCTGTGATCTGCGTGGCCGCTTTCTGTTTGAAGTGCGGCCCGATCTTTTTCCAGAGGGTTACTTGACCCCATCAGAGCGCGAGCTCTGGATTATCTACTACGACCACAAAGCTGAAAGTCGGGAATCAAAATAATGGCCGTTGACCTGCAACGCACAATCGAGATCATCTTCGCCGGTGTCGATAACGTTGGCCCCACTGTGCAGAGTGTCGGGCGCAGTCTGGATACGCTTCAGAACAAGGTGGGCGGCGTCACCGGCCCGATGGCTGACTGGACCAAAACCATACTGGCTGCCGAAACAGCGCTGGTGGGTGTTGGTCTAGCCATGGCCGGCGTTGCAGTCAATCAGGCCGGTGAGTTTCAGACCAGCGTCAAAGAGATCGGCACGCTGTTCAACGCCACTCAGGATCAGGTCAAAGGCCTGGGTGATGAGATCCTTGATTATGCCGTGGTGTCCACTGCCAGCATCGAGGAGATCAACCAAGCGGTTTATAAAGCGATCTCCACCGGTACCGACTACGCCGACTCTGTCAAGCTGGTGGCCGATGCCGAGGTGCTGGCCACCGCTGGTCGTGCCAATCTGGCTGATACCACGGCGCTGCTGACCAGCTCGCTCAATGCCTACGGTGACGGCGTACAGCAGGCAGCCGATTACTCGGATGCGCTGTTTGCCGCCGTACAGACCGGTAATACAAACCTGCCTGAGCTGGCCACGAATCTCGGCAAGATCACGGGTGTGGCCTCTGCAGCTGAAGTGCCGTTTGATGATCTGGTGGCCACACTGTCTGCGCTGACCATCACCACCGGCAACACGGCAGAGTCCAGTACCAAGCTGCGTGCGCTGCTGAGTGAGCTTATCAAACCGTCTGATGAGCTGAAAGTCGCACTGGGTGATACCACGCTGGCTGGCGATGGATTGCAGGCCGTCATGGAAGTGCTGCAGGCCAAGACCGGCGGCAGTGCCGAAGAGATGGCCAAGCTGTTTGGCAGCACCGAAGCCATGCAGGCTGCGCTGGCACTGGCGAATGACAACTCCGGTGCGTTCGCTGCGGCATTGCAGGCACAGGCCGAGCGTGCTGGGCTTGCCGCTGCTGCCAACGAAGAGTTGGGCAAGTCGTTTGAGTCCATCAACCAGAACTTGGCCAACGCGATTCAAGCGGCATTCATCGGTGCCGGTGAGCCGCTACTGGACAACTACGGCGAGATCGTCACCGAGCTGAGTAACCTGTTCAAGACCGTCAGCTTTGAGTTCCGGGGTGATGCGTTCAAGGATCTGTATGACGGAGTCGATGGCGCGACAGAGCGTATCACTGAGCTATTGGGGGGTATTGCTGAGGCGCTGCCGGAAGCACTGGAGCAGATCGACTTTGACGTACTGCTGTCAGCATTCGACAAGCTGGGCCTGTCAATCGGCAGCCTGTTCGGCGATCTCGATCTGACCAATGCTGACGATCTGGCGACAGTTATGCAGGCCCTCGTGGATGGCGCAGCCGCGTTGACCAATGTGGCAGCTGGCGCTGTTGATGGGCTAGGACCATTCATTCGCACCATTGCCACGCTGATCGATGAGATCAACAAAGGTGACGAGGGTATCCAGAACTTCGCCGGCCAGATCCTCGGCTTTGCCACGGGTATTGATGCTCTGCTGCCGGCTATGGGCGGACTTGGTAATGTACTCGCCACAGTCGGTGGCGGCCTTGCTGTGCTGGGTGGTGCCAAGCAGGCAGGGCTGGCGATCAGCAGCCTGGGCAGGCTTGCGGCTGTCGTTGCTAACCCCGTCACCGGCTTGATGGCGGTATTCGGTGCAGCTGTCTATGTGATCGCTGATTTCGGCACTGAAGTCGCTGCACTGTCCGACAAGATGGAGGAGTACCGCAAGGAAGATGATCGTTGGATGGATGCCGCGGCGATCACTGACAACTGGGGCGACATGATCATCAAGGCTCGCGAGCTTGGCGCTGATGTATCGCACCTTGCGGACGTGTTTGAAGAAACCTACGGCATCACCATCCAGCAGGCGGCTGGTTACAAGACAGTATCGGAGGCCATGGAAGCCACCGCCCAAGCAGCGCGAGATGCAGCAGACGCTGACGAGGCTGCCGCCGACGCCAAGAGCAAGCAGGTACTGGCCAACTCTGAGCTGAAGCTGGCGGAGTTTGCCCGTGCAGAAGCACTGGAGGAGCAGCGCAAACAGCAGGATGCGTACAAGGAAAGCATCCTGTCGCTGGTGTCTGAGCTGGACGGGCTGACCAAGGCTGAGTTTGAGTCGCTGTCTGTTGCTGAGCAGAACGAGTTGATTGATGCCAAGCGCACAGCGGCAAAGGAAGGTTGGCTAAAGGCCACAGCCGACGCAACCAAAGCAATCGATGATGAGAACAAGGCGATTGAGCGCGAGAAGGAATTGCGCAAGGAAGCGGCAGACGAGCTGTTCCGGCAGACCCAGCTTGTCTATGACTACCAGACCGCGATGGAGCAAATCCGCTCTGATGAACGACTGCAAATCATTGAGCTGAAATTCAATCTGGAGCTTGAAGAACTACGGCAACAGGGCGAAACCGCTCGCGCCATCATCGACAGTATTAACCAGACCATTGCCAGCACCGGCGAAACCCTGTCAGACCTGGCGGGTAATCTAGGCGGCTTTTCATCAACATCATCAAGCGGTTACCGCGAGATGTTCGAAATAGTTCAAGATGAGTCACGGCGCAGGGATGAAGCCATTGCGATGCAACGTGAAATCACAGAGGCACAAGTCGAGCTGATGGATGCCCAAGCCGATGCGATCAGGGCCAGAACAGAGGCGTTCGATCGCGGCGATGCGGCCATCCAGATCGATGGACAGGGCCTTCAGCCGCACTTGGAGGCGTTCATGTGGGAGATCCTGCAGGCCATTCAAACCCGGGTAAATGCGGAAGGCTACGACATGCTGCTGGGGATTGATTCATGATTTCAATTTCGTCTGTTGCATTCAGTCCTACAGGGTACCTGCTTATCAAAACCCCTTTGAAGTCATCAACGATTGGTGCCAGAGAACGGCGCGTCAGCCGCATTAAAACGCTCGATAACGGCTATGCACTCAATGATACCGGTGAGTGCGTGTGCGACCGGACAGAACGCATTGTCTGGAAGGGTGGTGCTGATGACGTGACCACGGCGCAACGGCTTGTATCAATTGGGCGTGTCACGGTCAGTATGAGTGATGGGGTTTACCTGGGTGTTGCATCAAACGTCAGCAGTCGTGGCGATGAGATCACGCTGACAATACTGATATTGGAGAGGCTGGACGGATGAAGATCACGACCGCAATGGCGAACAGCATCGCCACGACAATTATTAACGATTACCTGGCGGCCAAAACCGAGGCAGAAATTTACCTCGACTTGTACACCGGAACGCCTCCCGCTCTTGGCGATCCTAACCTCGGTACGAAGCTCACCCATATTTTGGGCGAGGGCTGGAACGCCAGCGCCTTGAACGGTAAGCTCATCTTTGGGCCTTTTGACCAGACCGCCCTCGGCCTCGCAAACGGCACCGCCGGTTATGGTGTTATCTCGGACGAGGATGGCATTGACCTGATCCAGTTGACGGTTGGCACAGGCGGCAGCGGGGCTGATCTGATTCTTGATGATCTGGACATTATTGCCGCCGCTCCGGTGATTGTTTCCTCTCTCGAAATCTCATTTGGTGACGCATGACTGCCGTAAGCGGAGCACCACGGCTCGCGCTTAATGGCTCAGGGATTGCGAGCCTTTCTGTAACATCTGCTGGCAACACGATCCAGATTTTCGACGGCCTGCCAACTGATCCGATCCCCGCCGAAGGGGATAGCGCCATTGTAACTACTACCGTCGTCGGCAATCAGGACATTCGCTCAATCCAGATAGACACCACAAAGGTCAACGGCAGCGGCATGTACTATGTCACCCCACCGGGTGGTGACGAAGTATTCCTGTGGCGGCACAAGAACTTTTCTGGCGTTGTCCAGATGCCCTTGACGTGGTTCACCGGCAATCCAGCTGGGACATGGGCGCTCAGGTTTGAGCGGACGAGCTTTGCGGGAACCTACCTGCAGGCCGATGCCGTGGCGATCACGTTCAATAAACAGTTCAGCATTTTCGGCTCGCCTCGCCTCGCAATGCGGGCGACTGGCGCGGCGTTTCAAGACTGGACGATATCGGGCGTTGACCTTAATTCGGCGCTGTTCTTGCTGCGCCTCGGCGACATCACATTGCCGATCAGTAGCTGGCAGGCGACTGGGCGAGGCGGCGAGGCGGCTAGTTTTATCCAAGCTGTTGTGCCGGGGTATGACGCCGTGGCGGACCAGATCGCCGCACGTCAGGGCGAGCGCATGGAGATCCTGATCGGCTATCGGACTGACTCCGGCTCGGTGCGGTACGGCCCCGTCATATCCGGCCCCTTTACGCAGCTGACTGCGCAGTTCGGGCCAACTAATACTACTGCCACACTCTCGGGCTACGGCTCCCTCAACCTGCAACCGGGCGAAGCGAGCCGGGAGCTGCGCGATGTGCAGACATTATCCGATAACAACGGGCTCCTGCGCGTGAGATGCGCAATTGACTTGTTCTTGCGCCCCGGCATGACTGCTGTGGCCCGAGGTACGCCGTTCCGGGTCGATTACATCAACTACTACGGCACAGCGGCTGGCGCGTTCATGGAGGTTGGCCAGAGTGGGTAAGGGGACGATTTTTAACGCGGTCAACGCAGACGGGTTGTACACGGTGGCGCTCGACTTAGGCCAAACGGAAAAAGCGTACCAGCTCGAACAGGTGCAGGGGCTGCTCTTCAAGCTGGAAACCGACCTTGAAACCGCTCAGATGCAGCTGCAGGAGCGACAGGCGGCGCTCGCCGCTACCCGTACGGCGCTGGACGCTGTGATCGCTGCGTATGAGGGTCAGCCGCTTAACGCCGAAACGATCAAATCCATGGACGCGCTGAACGATGCGCTCTATCAGGCACGTCAGCAGGTGCGGTCGACTGAATCGGTGATAGCGTTTATCAAGGCCCAGATCACCGCAGCCGAGTTGAAGCGCACGCAGCTGGACGGGCTGGAAGTGGAAAAAGTGGTACAGGCGTGGTGCACAGACGGTCAGCCTGATCTGTTGGGTACCGTGGCCACCGTTGAAGTGCCCGGCGAGCTGAAAGGACCGGTGCTGATTCGCCCCGGATTTTTCGACGGCGCAACGTATACACCTACACGTGACGGCAAGCTGCTCAAGCTACCCCTGCAAAGTGCTGCGCAGGCCTACTTCAACGCGGCGATGCTGCCGGGCTGGCAGAAGTACCAGCCAACATACCGCTTCGGCACGATTACGGTGCTGAATGAGTCAGAAAACCTGTGCAATGTGCAGCTTGAGCCAGCGGTGTCGTCCGCTCAGCGCCTGCCTGTGAATCCTCAGTCGGCGCTCAGCGGCGTGCCGATTATCTACCGAGAGTGTAATGCACGGGCGTTTCGTGAGGGAGATTCGGTGCTGATCGAGTTTTCGAATCAGCAGCAGGACTCGCCTCGGGTCATCGGGTTTAAGGATTATCCGCGCAGCTGCGGGGTCTACTTCTGCTTTAGCTATGAGTACGGATCGGGTAGCGAAACGCGCTACAACTTCGCTGTTTATGATGAGGTGACTCTGACCAGAGTCACTGACGATAACCGCATGTTTGAAGAGGGCAACCCACTTTATTCAATCATGGCCATGGGGCCTGTGCTGCAAGCCGGTGATAAATTCCAGTATGTGCCGAGTTTTCTCAACTACGATGCGGGCATCACGTTTGCCAACATCGGGACACTCGCTACCAGTGGTTACCCGATTACTGGCGATGGCGGTCGTTGGATTCTGCAAGACCGCAATCCTGTGACTGACGGCATCAACTACTACGGCATAGGTGACACGCAAACAAAAACAGAGCTCGATAACGCTGATTACCGCCTTGCCAAGATCAACCCAAACACGTACCAGATCAGCCACGACGCGCTCATTATCGACGCCGCCGAAGGGTTCGCGTTTTACCTATCAGAGCCGTGGGGTGGGTTTATCGCGGCTGCCGGAATGGACGAAGCGCCCACATTCGTTGGCGGATTTTGGGATATCTTCCAGACTGACGACCTTGCGCACGTAAAACGCCTTTATCTCGGTGACACGTCTGATTCGACGCAGGGCGGGGCGCTGTGCCTGTCCAGCCATGGGCTGCTTGTTATCACAGGTAATGGCCTGATTGCCTTGTACGCCCCTTTGAACTGGTCTGAGCCCGGTGGCGAATGGGGCCGCACTGATATCGGCAACTGCTATGGAGGCGTGTTGTTTCCGTCCGCCCGTGTTGAGTCTGCAGTCTCCACAGAGACAGATGCATACTTTTTGTGCGACGGAATCAGCAGCGGCTATTTCACTGTGCGATACAACTACGCCGCCGGCACATTTGAAAACCTCGGATTTATGGGCGCATCAGGCCTGATCGATGGTGGACCATCATACGGCTTCATCCGCACCCACCGCCGGCTCATCTCATCTATCTGAAGGACTACACTATGTCAGCACCCCCAAAGCTGCCACCGTTTAAACGCGGTGACACGTATCTGCTCACCTGTACCTACAAGATCGATGGCACGCCGGAGCATTTAACAGGCAAAACCATGCGGGCCCAGATCCGCACCCGTCGCGGTGATCTGGTGGCAGAGCTGAGTGCAACAGCCGCAGCGGATCAGGCGGCAAACCCCGGGCAATTCACCATTGCACCGGTCGATCCCGATACCAGCGGCTGGCAGGCCGGCACGTATGAGCGCCCCGACTTCCACCTGATCGATATCGAGATCAAAGAGGGCGGGGTAATCACCAGCTCTGAGACGTTCATCCAGCCCGTGATTGAGGACGTGACCCGATGACAACCGCATGGATCGAAGTTGCGCTGGTGCCGCAGTCCGAGATTGCGGTGTCACAGACGCGACCGGCAGGGGTGGAGATCAGCACCACCACGACCGAGGTGCAGATTCAGGCCTACCCGGCACCGCAGATTGAGGTGGCGATTGGGGCCCCGGGGGCCAAGGGAGATCCTGGTGAATCGATCACCTACATATCGGACACCCAGCCACCCAATGGCCAGGACAAAGAGACCTGGTACAACCCGCTTACCCTGCAGCTGAAAGTATTTCATAACGGCGTATGGCGCCCTGTATCGCCTGACGGCGGGCACTTCTGAGAGGACTATCCATGAGTGACATTATTCGCATCAAGCGTTCTGACGCTACGAGTGCCCCGGCATCACTGGCTGCCGGTGAGCTCGCATATTCTGAGGTGTCTGGTTACCTGTACTACGGTCGCATCAGCGATGGTGCTCCAATCATCATTGGTGGCAAGGCGCTTAAGGACAAGCTGGATAACCTCACACCATCTGACATTGCCGGCTTCACGGCTGCGGTTGAGTCGATTGTTGGTGGCCTCAGCTTGGGTGATCTGGGTGACGTAGACCTGACAGGCGCAGCCAATGGACAGGTGCTGACCTGGAACGGATCGGGTTTTGTGCTGCAAGCCCCTGGCTCTGGCGTAACCACGTTCATTGCGCTGAATGACACCCCTGCCAGCTTTACAGGCAGTGGCGGTTACATTGTGAAAGTGAACGCTGCCGGCACAGCCATTACTGAGGTGACACATGGCTGACCTGATACGACACAAGCGGAGCAGTACCGCAGGCGCTGTGCCGACTGCCGGCCAGCTACAGGACGGTGAGCTGGCGCTGAACACGGCAGACGGTAAAGCGTTCATGAAGAGGGACGATGGCGCAGTGGTTGAGATCGGCGGCTGCCGCAACATAGACGGCGGTTCAGCCGGTTCAATCTACCTGCCGAGCCAGGTAATCAACGGAGGTACGGCCAGTGGCTGACATTATTCAGATCAGGGGTGACACGGCGGCCAACTGGACGGCTGAGAACCCTATACTGGCCGACCGTGAAATCGGCCTTGAACGGGGTAATGAATACTGGAAAGTGGGTGATGGTGTTACGCCGTGGAACAGTTTGCCGTATGTTGGCGTTGGTCCTCAAGGTCCAGAAGGACCGCAAGGGCCAGAAGGACCGCAAGGGCCCCAGGGTGTGAAAGGCGATACCGGCGACACCGGCGCTGATGGCGCTGATGGAGCGGACGGGCAGGGCGTACCTACAGGCGGCACCGCCAAGCAGATACTGCGGAAGGTGTCCAGCACTGACTTTGACACGGAGTGGTCGAGTGAGCTTGATGGTATTGTGCTCAAGGATTACACCGAAGCCACAGGCACCGCGTCAACCACACTGAACCGCTCGGCAAACGGCGCATGGCAAATCCTAACGCTGGGCGCAGCTGAAACGCTGGACGTGTCCGGCCTTGCTGCCGGAAAGAGCGTGACTATCACAGTCGTGGGCGGTAATACCTGGGGACTGGGTTATACCGGGATCGGACGCTGGTCTGGAAATGGGCAGCCGTCATCGCTGAAAGCAAAGCACGACCTGACTTTTGCTCATAACGGCGTTGAAGTTGTGGCGTTCGATCTGGGAGGCACTGACTGATGTTTGCGGATGCGGTGCAACCTGCTTCGGGGATGGTTGGTGCGGGCGGTGGCAGTGTGCCAATGGACTACATCGCGCGATGGGACATGAACGGCGACTCAGCCGATGAAACAGGCAATTACAATATAACGCTGTACGGTGGCGCCACACAAAATGCTGACAGTGTTTCGTATGACGGCATCAACGACTATGGGCAGTGCTCGCGTTTAGCGTTCAACAACAATCAATTCACGATTGTTCAGAAATTTAAAGCCGGGCCTATTGATCAGTCCAACGGTTTGTGGATCGCGTGCAGTCGCACTACTGCGACTGGCACGAGAAATGAATGGGAAGTTGCTGTCTATCCACCAAATTTTGATGATTCTCTGCTATTTGTTGTGACGAATACCGCAGGCGCATCAACAATCGTGGAAGGCCCTACAATCACATCCGGCACCGTCTATACATTTGCATTCCGATTCACCGGTGGGCACGTTGAAATTTATGACGACACGGGCGCACTGGTCGCGCAGGCTGAATTTACCGGAACCATGAACACAGGGTCTTTGCACACGCGATTTGCGATACAAGCATGGACTTCTGCGACGGTGTCATCATGCGGCGAGATGGATCAGTACCGCGGCGTTGCATATGCCCGTGCTCTAACGGCTAGCGAGCTTCCGGTTGTAATCAATAAAATCAAGAACGGGTGGCAATCATGATCTACGAAAACGACCAATTCAGCGGCACGCATGCCCAGTGGGCAAAGCGGCTGGATGCCAGCCTGCCGCTTGATAATCCAGCAGGCTGGCCGATGCCGGAAGGCGAAGAACCGCCCGTCAAAGTTGAGCGTGAGCCCGTCGTCCATGTGCCCGATCTGAAGACCGTAAAAGAGCAGGCGCAAGCCGAGCTGGTATACATCTTCGAGCAGCGTGCCGAAGAGATCGCGGGCAAGTACCCGTGGTTCGAGCGTGATACTTGGCAGGACCAAGAAGCCGAAGCGCTGGCATATCAGGCCGACCCTACCGCTCCGACTCCT